CGTCAAACTTAACTGTATCGTTGCTTGCGGCCAAACCTTCCGAGACTCCCCGCAGGATGATGCCCTGCTTTTCTTGGAGTTTGCCTTGATACCAGTCGTTTGCAGCCTGCAACACTGGGTTGTAGAAGCCTGACTCGTAGGTGTCTCTGGCATCGTCAGACCGGAACGAACTCATGGTTGGCTCTGCCAGCCCAGTCAGCCAGTTCTGAATACCGACCTCTGGGGTGTCAGCATCTTCGATGGCATTGAACAGAAGATCCTCCATCGTGACAGCAGCCACACCGGCTTTCTCGTTTGCCGGCGAGATCTCAAGTTGGTCTAGCGTGTCGTTGCGAAGGGCCGCGACCAAAGGCACACGGTCCTCCACGGACGATCGTGCAGCGAACCCAGACTCCTCGAGAGCCTCGGCTTTGTTGTATCTCTGGATTGTCGACCCAAACTGGCCAAGCGACTCCACGACCCCCATGATCTGTCGCAGCTCTTGGCTTGGACGCTCAGGTCGGATCTGGGTTGCAAGCGACAGAGAAGGAACCTGAGGCGCTGACATGCTCGGGGCAATAGACCCCGGCAAGACCTGTTCTTGAATCTGCTGTCGTACGTTGCGCTTTGCCATGATTATCCTGGTGTTGGTGGTCTAGGAATGAATTGGAAACTCTGACCAATGCCTGCCGTCTCAAGGCCAGCACCCAAGTTGTATCCGGCAGAAGCACCACTGAACGCCCCTGAAAGACCAGACAAGAAGGGGGATGAAAGCATCGACTCCGCCTGAGCCATGGTGTTCTGCATGGCAGCTTCAGTGTCAAAGATTTGGTTCTGAGATTGGGAGGCAATCGTCTTCAGGTCAGACATGGTGTTGGACCCAATCGTTGCCATGAGTTCGTCCCGGCGGTCAAACACATTCATGACTTGTGTCTCAGTCGTACCGGAGAACCCAACGCCAGCACCAGCGGCAGCAGCCAGTCTTGCACCTCGTTCTCGGGCAGACCTCTTAACCGTCTCCAAGCGTTGCTGGTCAGATCGCTTGGACACCTGCTCACGCAGAATCAACTCTCGTTCTCGGATTGCCCCATACCGTTTTTTGGCTTGATCGGCTGCTCGCCTTGCTGCATTCTGAGCAGCTCGGTTCATTTGGGCTGCTTGAGACGCAGAAGCCGCACCGCCCACGATGGCGCTTGCGATTGCGAGTTCAATACCCATGGCTACTCCGTAATTGTGTTGTGCCATCCGTGAGCTTCATACCCACTGATGACCATCTCGTATGAGTTGTTAGAACGAATTTCAATCTTAGTGTCTTCGGCTTTGGCGTTGACACGAACCGTGATATCTCCGTCACCGACAGTTGTTGACGTTCGTCGGGTCACGCGGTTGGGAACTTGGTTTGTTGGAAGAGTTTTGTGGCTCAAAGTGATGCTGAACGGACCGGAATTATTGTGCCGAACTATGACTTTGTCCAAAGACAATCTACCGTTTACGATTGGTTGGTTTTGGGGAGTCCGTGCTATTTGTTCAGACAGGACAATCGAAGCGTCAACTCTTCGTCCAATCAAGTAGTTGCCTTGTGACATGCCTGCTGGGGTGTTGACTGTTCTACCGTTGCTACTCATGGTTATGGGGTACTCAGTGCCATCAGGCGCAACCAACCTGTCATATGACGTGCTTGCAACTTCATCGGTAATGGTGAAGGACGTAGCCCCACCACCTGGATGAGTAACGATTGACATGTGGTCAAGTGTTACGTTTCGAGTGGCTTCAAACCCAGACGGAAAAGTCGAAGTTACTGGTTCGTTGTCCAAGTTGATTTGATCAATCTTAAGTCTGGTTGTCCCAGAGTCTGGGCTGGTGTGCTTCCAAAGGACAAGCAACTTGTCTTCCAAACAGAAGATGTCTTGGATCGCGTCCCCTTCAAAGTTGAACTTCGACCATGCACTCTGAATCCGTTCACGTCCCTGGAAGTAGGTGTTGTAAACATAGATGTCAGAAACGATGTTAGGGTTCTGCTCGGTGATTGTTGCAGTAAACCCTGGAGGGGTGTAGCCGTTAAAAGTAACAACGTGTCCGCTTACAATTTGCACGTTGTCTTCTGGGGTTGGTGCTGACCCATCTGCCCAGGTTGTACCTTCGTACCAGAAGTCTGTGCCATCAGTGTCGTTTGAACCATCCTTCACAGAACTTTCAAACCCAGATGGTACTGGGACGGTCTCACCATCATCGCCAGAAGTGCGAGGCAAGATGAACACCATCTGAGGCGAAGTGCAAGTTGCAATCCTAATTATCTCTTTAGGCAGAAGGTCGGTGATCTGCAAAGAAACGTCTTCTGCAATGTTTGATACAGCATTATCGCTGAAGTAGTACTCCAAAAGACTGCTGCTTTGGTCCCTAGCTCCACACATGTAAATTCGATCGCCAAGAAGTTGTGGTCGTGCTGGGCGGATGTCGTACTGGGTTGCAGGCGTAACGGTCGCTGTGCTTGGAGTAAACACACCGTTGGACGAAATTTCAAACTGCCGGCCAGACTTTGTGAAGACCAAGATGCTGCCTCGGTAAGGCACGCAGTAATCGACAATGTTCACGTCGTTAGCCGCAAGCTGGAGGTCGATTGGGTCGGCGTCAGTTGGAGCAATCGGTGTTTCTTGGAAGAAGGCAAACACGTTGTCGGTTCTTGAGAACGAAACAAACTCGTCTGAGGCAAAAGCCAGACGACCCTGGAAGAACGTCACGTCTCGAATCGGAAGACCTAGTCTAAGAAACTCGGGTGCTGGGTCAGACTGATCGTCGCCTCTTGTGACTGTGACATTAACGTCAGCATTGTCTTCTAAATCAGTTACCAAAAGTCGATCGATAGCGGCGTCAGCACTGAAGTTAATTTTGACAGGCTCACTCAAAAGAGGGCCACCTGTGCAAATAACTTTGCCAAAGGTAACGAATTGGTTCGGCTCATTCTGATTGCCGCCCAAACCATCCCTAGTCATTCCAAGTTTGCCGCTGGCCTCATTGACGAAGACTCCGTTGGGTATGCCCTGATCGTCAAGTTTTTCTCTTCGTTCACCAATCCCGTTTCCCTCGATTGCCTCTTGAACCTCTTTGGCTCCAGCGGTGTATGTGATACGAGATTGCTCGGTCGATTTGAAGGTGATCGGGTTGGTCGACCCAGTTGCAAGTCTTTCAGTTTTGAGGCCAAAGTTTTCTGTTGTTAAAGGAACATCAGCCGATGGATCACTCATAGAAGCAGACAAAACTTGCTGCCTAAATGATTTGGCCTCGAAGTCACTGACATCGCATTCAAAAACCAACGGATCCAAACTGGTCCTTTTTAACGCCACGGGCATTTTTCTATTTGTGATCACGCTATTAGTTTCGGTCAACTCGGTGTTCACCAAAGTGTTGACAATGAAAGTCGTGTCTGCAATCGTGACTAGTCGGTAGTCGTCGTACTGCGGATTGTTCTCTGCTAAGTAAGCGTTGGCGTTAGTAGAGAGGGTTGTTGAAGAAGCAAAAGAATTGTTGATCAGGTCAAACACCTGAAGAAACACAGATTCCGCCTGGCGTCCAAGAATCAGAGCGTACTCCTCGTTATCGTCTCGCTCAATCTTGTGCATTTTAAATTTGAAGTCAGGCGAGATGGCGGATGAAAACGCTTTGGTAAATGACCCGTGACGTTTCCGAGCGCCCAACGCTGTATCAAAGATTATGTTCTTTGCATCTTCTACCTGAGCTGGGAACCGTAACGCGGCATCCTGTCGGCTGATGCCTTGGTTTAGGTTCTGGACTACGTTGGTGAACTTGTTAGTGGTCATCGTTCACGTTGCTGCTGCGGCTGACCCATGCCAGGAACCATGGGCCGCTGGTTGAATGGTTGCGAAGCGATGTCTGCGATGTTGCGTTCGATCTGTGCTTCGGCCTGAGCATACTCCTGCATGAGTGCGGTGTCCATGTTCAGGTTGCCCTGCATGCGGCGTTGGAAGGCCACTTTGGACAAACCAATGATTATGTCCTGCAAGTGAGGCGTTAGGTTTCCAAACGCTAGCAACTCAACCTGGTCCACAAACACAGTTTCGGTTCCAAGGTTGAAAGAGTTTAGACGTGCATCGAAGATCTTAGGCGTGGCTTGGTCAGCGTTATCAACCCTAATAGTCAGAGTTCGGTGTTCACTTGGACCGCTGCTTTGAAGACGCAAAACTGTTGGAAGCAAATCTACGTTGTTGTTGTCAGATCCATTCGGGGTGTACGCCTTGCCAAACACTGTGTTCTCTGGGAACCCCTGAGATTGCACCCGCTTGTTGTATCGGTCAATGAACTCTTCGGCTCTCGCGTAGATCGAAGTTGTGTCTGATGGGTTTAGAGCGGATGGCTTGGTGATTCCGCTCATGGGGAACTCGCCAATGGTCTCCACCACCTCGTTGATTGCCTCGACGAATGTGAATCCTGGGCCTGCCATTAGAAGATACTCCTGTTCATTGTGCGGCGACGACCGCGAATCTGAGCCATGTCTTCCGTGTCAAGAACGCGAACGTCAGCGTTCCGCATTTCTTCGCGGAAGAAGTTGGATTGTGCAAGTTGCTCCTCTGCCATCAAGACCTGCATCATGCGGTCCTCTTTGTTGTACGCCCGATCAAACCGACGAGCAGCCTTGGCAACGACCCAGTTCCTGAATGACTCTGGTGCGACTGGATCATTTCCTGAATCTACAGTCAAATCAACCTTGTAACTGTACTGGACTTTGAGGCTGCTTATTTGATCGGTGTTGTCAGTAAGGTTGAACAAGATTGAGTCTCGACGGACCACGTCAATGTGAGCGTCTTCAGCATCAGAATCAATTTGGAAGATTTCACGCGGGCCTTCGATTGTGCTAATGATAATTCTGCCATCGGCGTTGGCAGTAAGCTGCACGTTGCGTTTGCTGTTGAAGTGCCACCCCCTGGCTTGCAGCTCCCGGTCGGCTGAGTCAATCATCCGCTCCACCAGCCCAGGCAAACTGTTCGAGCCAAATACGACAGCCCCACTGGTTACAGGAAGTTTCCCGATCCGCTCAAGCACATCATTGATCAGGTCAAGTTTTGTTGAAGCCATTATTTCATCACCGAGAATGCAACCACGATCGTGCCGGTGGCAGTTGCGTGGTTTGATAGTTGGAAGGTAAATCCTGTTGTGGATTTGGTGATTGATTCGACAGTTGCTCGAGGCAGGCCACTGGCAACAATCGAGTCCCGAGGAGAAATCAGAAGGGTGTACTCATTGGAAGAAAGTGCGTTTGTAAAAGTCACCGTGTATGTGCCGGCATTGTGAGAAACACTGCTGATGTTACCTGACCCAGGAATCACTGCCGGCGTACCCGCCAGAGTTCCGCTCGAAACAGATTCTGTGATCTCGCCAAACGCACGGGGTGCAAAGACTCCAGCAAAGTTTGATTGCTCAGTGATTGATCCAGTGACAACCAGGTCGCCATTGATGGTGTGACTGTTGGCTGTGCTTGTGCCAAGCGTGGTGTTGCCCGAACAATTGAACGTACCGGCTACACTTGCGTTTCCAGTGGAAATGCCACCTCCACCAAGCTGTAAAGCCAACCCAGTGATTGTGATAGTCCCAGATGACGGGGCGTTGAGGACTGTGCTTCCACTGGAGTTCTTGATGACCAATCCACCTCCAGAGATGTCCATGCCAGCCAATGGGCCAATTTCAACTCCTGTGGGAGTAGTTTTGAAAGTGCTGCCTGTAGTTGTACTTGCAACACTTTGCTTGGTCTCAACCAGAAGTTGTCCGCCGTTAGGCGGTTGAATCGTTACTGAACCTGAAGAGGTGAGACCTTGAGTGAAGGAAACTGCTGAGCTGGTAGTTGATACAACTGTATTAACTCTTAGTTCTGACATTATGCAAATACCATCCCGTGTACCCACCCATTCGTTACATATTGAAGTGGCGCTTGAACAGCAAACCTTTCTCGGAGCCTTTTCCCACCGGCAAAGCTTGGGTAACCGGTTATGTCCTCACCGCTTAGAAAGCAAGACCAGCTTGATCTTTGTGCGCCTAAACGTTGCCCACTAATAACAACCGTGTACTCGTCGTTAGGAGGCGGAGTGATAAAGAGCATTTGAAAAACTTGAGGACTAAAATTTTTCAAAACCTCCGTCTGGCCGCCAAAAGTAAAGTAGTCAAACCGACCGTTGTTGACAATATCATCCACGGCATCGGTAGGCTGGTAACCGTCTGTATCCCCTTGGATTCCCGTGTACCCGCCAAACACAAGATTTTTCATCTGTGAGTAGTAAACTTCCCCTTGGTCCCACGCATATGCAAAAGCGGCAAATGGTTGTCTGCTTAGAACTGCGGTTCCGCCAAGATTCAAATTACTGGTCGTTAGTGAGTCTGTGTTCAACGTGCCAATACTTGCGGTGGCCGACGTTAACGAGTTTCCAGAATCAAGATTTCCTAGGGTTGGTGCAGTAACAACACCAGTTACAGAGGTCAAATTTTGCACATCAACTGTTGTGCAGGTCAAGTTCTGAACTGATGAGGTTGCCGAAGTTGCGAGGTTAGAATCGACTTGGGTAGACGAAATCCCATTCTGACCTTTGATAGTGTTGACTTCAATCGTAGTCATTAGGAAAGATCCTTAAAGACTGCTATGTCTAGGCTTCGGTTGCTAGGAAAGAAAGCCTCAATATCAAACCCAGTAGTACTAAGGTTTTTGATTTCAAACCTCAAGCCGCCAGGGGTTGCGAATACGGGATGCATTGTGACAAACGGCACATAGTTTGCATCAGCTTGGGTGGTTGTAAAAGTAAACCCAAACCGAAAACCGCCGTTTCCAAGAGCCGTAGTGGTAACTGTGTTTGACAACCCAAACCTTGCGGTGTTTGAGATGATGTTGTCTCCGTCGATTGCAAACGATCCAAAAGCGATGCATCCAATTTCGCTGTATGGAACACCAGCCACTGTGAGGTTGTTGGCGTTGACCGTTGTTGCCGTAACAGTTGTGATGTTTGCGGTGGTCAAATTGCTGGTTCCGCTCACAGACAGAGTCGGAGCTGTGAGTGTCCCATTAGTTGTGATGTCCCCAGTCGCAGTAAGTGTTGAAGTGACGGAGAGGTTGCCAGTCACATCTGCTGTTCCAGTCACGCTGAAGCCAGTGGGAAAGTCGACCGCTGAAGTGGTTAGAGACTTAATCGTGTCAACTCTCAACTCCGACATCGTCGCCCTCTTCTTCGACGTTTAGAAACGCCTGGCCTTCACCAAAGCCCTGTTCCCAAGCAGCCTCAAGCTGCTTCTTGGTTCCTGGCTTGCGAACGAAGATGCCGGCAAGCATTGATACACCGCCGACGATCACCGCACCGCCAGGTACGGTTTGCATTGGACCGCTCAGGGCGCTGAGTCCCATGTCGGTCAGGCTGTTGACCAGAACCAAGGTGGACCGACCCTCTTCGATCTCAGCCGCAAATCGCTCGGAGTTGAGCTTGATGTGGTTAGACCACTCATTCCATGCGTAGCCGGCGTCGGCCAGAGAGATCTGGCTTTCCACGCCAATGGCCTTTTGCACTGCCGGCGGAGTCTTGATCTGGATCAGGTCATCTGCCTTGCACCCGCTCAGGGTGGCCAGCAGCATCACGACCGCCAGCACAATCACGATGGTGATGGTAGCGGTCTTGTTGTCCTTCACGAACTCTTTGATGTATTCCTTGATCACAGGAGGCCCACCGTTGCGAATCGTGCCGAAGCAGCGAGAGTCAGTCCGGCGTCACTCATCGTTAGCACCAGGTACTCAGCGCCTTGGAGGTCGATAGTCAGCGTGGCGATCTCGTTGGTTCCGTTGCTGATCCGAGTGCTGGAGTCTCCCTCTACTTTGGCAAAGGTATCAACGAAGTCTTCATTCTCAGTCAGCACGCCACTGGACACGCCAGTCTTTGTGCCGAAGGTGCAGAGGAACTTCCCAATGAAGTGAGGGATGTATGTGGTGGTTGAACCAGAAGTAAGTGAGTTCACCCCAAAGGCGTACAAATGAACCTGGTTACCGTCTGCTGCACCAGTCGCAGCCACGCTCACCTTGGCCAGGTTTGCGTATTGGCATTGGAGGCCAGATGCGCTGTTGCTCACGTCGACAGTTGTGGCATCAGTAAAGTCGCTCGGGTAAAGCACCGATGTGGCTTTTTCAGTTAGAAGAAGTTGTGAAGTTGGCATTTTGAATTTGGTCCTGCTTGTCTTCGATTCGATTGATTCGTTCGATGACCATCTCCTGACGTGTCATGATGAGAGTCAGTTGTCGGTCATGATGTATGTACACCGCGAACAACGATCCAAGAATGGTCATGATTGATGCGAGAATGCCGCACCAATCTTTTGCGCTCAGTGAAACTGTACGGTCTGAATTGACGGTCATGACGATACCCAAAGCCCCCACCATCCTCTCGGCCCCGAAGGACCGAGAGGTGGCTGGAGGAGAAGAGAAAGGGAAGGATCAGGCTTTGCGCTTCATGTTGATGACGCCCGCACAGAACGGAGCCAACACATCGAAGCCAACGTGGAGTTGAGCCTTCATGAACTTCACGTTACGACGCTCGTCATCTTCGATGACAGTCCGCATACCGGAGGCTTGCACCATGCCGATAGCGGGCTGACCCATGCCTGCACCGCAAAGTGCAATAGCAGCAGGGCGAGACTGGTCGTCCGCAGTAAGACCACACTCGAAGTCGTACTTGGCGAATTCAGTGTCGATCAAGTTGTAACGACCGTTGGTCGTGCCGGTCCAATCACCAGGAAGGTTATTGGTCAAGATCAACTGGAAGCCTTCAAGCACACCGATGGTTCGGGTGTTGAGAGTTCCTGCAACCGATCCATCGTTGAAGTCACGATTGAAGATGTCTTGTTCGTGACGCAAGATTGAACGGATGTAAGGACTGATGAACAAGAAGCGGCCTTCTTGCGGCACGTTGTCTTCGTCAAACTGACGAGCCAAAGCTGCACAGTCCTGTCTAAAGTTACCAGAACCAGTAGAACTGTCAGCAAAGAACGAAGTCTGAGTTGTTGGCGAACCAGTAACTTCACGGGTAACAACCTGACCGCCCGGCATCACACCAGCAATAGCACTGGTCGTAGCAGCCTTGAGGGCAATCGCCGCAATCTTGCGGTCGAGGTCAGTTGCAAGTGAACGACCCAGCTTCTGGCTGAACGGGGTCAGCACGTCAAAGTGGGTGAGGTCCAGGTCGGCAAATGGCACGTCAATCGCAGCCACAAGAACGTCGTCCACGCGGACAGTCTTCTCGGACATCTTGATTTTCTTACCAGTGATGAAGTCGCCTGGGTTGTGGTATCCAGCCGTCAGACCGCCTTCAGAGGCAATGTCGGCTGCGTCAGTGAACGCAGGGTCAGTGGTGTCTGCATTGTCTTCAAGCGCGTTGAAGAGATCAATGTCATCACCGATGACTGGGAACTGAGCGACGTGTCCGCCGTCAAGTTGACGCTGTGCGATGAACTCGCCCATGCGATCGTAGAAGACAGAGTTGGTGTAGAACTGCTCAAGCGTTGTGCCTGAGAAAATCTTCAGTGCAAGAGAACGGTTATCAGTAGTACCGTCCTTGAGAAGGGTGCGAGTAGCGCCGAATGGGACTGCGGTTGGTCCTGCGCCTGCACCTGAAGGGAGATCGAGAGTCATAATGACTTTCCTTTTTGTAAGAGGTGTAAGAGTAGAGGTAACAGTCCAAGGTATCCGTACGCTTCGGGGCGCTTACGCGGTATCCCTAGCCTTACGGGCTTGAGTTGATTTGTTAGAGAGTGCCTTCGTTCACATCCCAGTCGGCATCGTCATCTTCAGTAGCCGGCGAATCAGATTGATCCGTTTCCGTTGCCTCATCAGATTGTTGAGCCGCCAGTTTGGACTCCAGATCCTTGATCTTCTCAGTGAGATCTGCATTGTCCTTGGCAAGGGTCTCTTCTTTGGTTCCCTGCGGCACGAAGGTTTCAAGTGCAAGTCGGAATGAATCTTCTTCTGTCGTACCTTTTGCACTGTGTACCGCCTTTTCAGTTTTGACATCAACCAGCTCGCACTCAACGCCACCATTGCCAGATAGGTGTGCGAACCTGGGTCTCACGCTGTGCTTCATTTCAAGAACGGCAGCACGCTTCACAAGTCTTGGGTCTCGTCTCATCGATCAACTCCTCGGATGATGTGTTCGGGTGTGTTTGAAAGTCTCTTCAGGTAGGCGGCATTGAAGCCATTCTGTCTCGCCTCTGCCGATGCTTTGACGTACTCGTCGACCGTTGCGAATCCAGACATGGTGTTGGGCATTGGCGTGCCTTGCACCAGCTCCTGGGTCATGCCACTGCCGCTGGCCTGCTTCCAATCAAACATCAACTCTTTGACCGCCGACTCGTACTGACGTGGGTCAGCAAGTCTTTGGTTCAGTGAATCAACTTTGTCGGCAGGCAGATTCTGACCAGCCCAGTTGAACAAGTTGTCCAACTGCTCTTCGCCGCCAGCAATAGACGCCGCACGACTCTTCGCCTGCTGGACTTCGTAACCAGTGTTCTGCGAGATGGCTGCTTGGCCACGCAAGAACTGGTCGACAATCTCTCTGTTGAACCCAACGCCAGCCAACTTCTGGTACTGCTCGTCAGTGAGCTTTCCGTCGTTGACCCAGTTGGTTCCAATCTCCTCTCCGCTGACTCCTGCCTGCTGCATCAAAGCATCCAGCCCAAGCTGGCTGTTGTCTGGGCGTTCGCCCATCTTCTTCTGCAACTCCAGGTATGACTTCTCGAGATCCTCTGGCGAGTTGAACTTCCCAGCGTATTGCCTTTGATGCTCGACCTCGACGGACCCAGTGGCTGGCATAGCAGCCTCTTCGACCTGGGCCTCTGCTTTCGGCGTACCGCCTGGCGACTGGATCGAAAGATCCGTGCCTTGAACTTCTCCTTCAGACATTTGGATTCTCCATTTGACCCATCGCCGCCTCGACGAGGGCTTGACCTCCAGACTGTGCCACCTGTTGGCCGGCAGTCTGCATGATTTGTTGTTGCTGTTGCTGGGCAGTCTCCTGCTGCATCACCTCTTCGGACTTGACCAGACCAGGTTCGTAGACCCCAGAGTGCCTGACCAAGATGTCGAGCAGGAGGCTGCGGTCGAATCGCTGCATCATGTCCGGCCCCATCTGTGCGATGGTCTGCAACAGTTGCAGCAGCTTCTGCTGGTCGCCCTCTCGAGACAGGGCCGAGATGCCGGTCACAGCCTCGACCTCGACCGAGTCTGCCGGCAGGGATGGCATGACCCCGTCCCGCTCCAGGAGGTGCATCAGGCGCTCGACCAGTGGGATCTGAAGGGCATCTGCTATCGGAGCGTAGACGCCGCCCAGAGCGCCTTCTAGTTCCATTGCGACCCTCTCAACGTGGAGCCGGGAGGCACGCTCATATGTCGGCAGTTGCTCGGCTTCCATCATCATGACCTTGGACAGGTCACGCGACAGAGATTCCCGCACGTTCTGGACCACGCCGAAGTCGCCGGCACGGTCGGTGCGGAGGATGCCCACATCGGTGACCTGTCCTCCCTGAACCCTCGCTTGGAATACGGAGCCAGTTGGCAGCGCCAGATCCTGGGGTCGGACCTGACTCGAGTAATCCAAGGCGAAGAGGTGCTTGGAGCTGAGGGCGGCAAAGTCAAGAAGCCGCTCGGTCAACTCGTTGATGGCACGCACGTCGCCCAGATTCTCCTCAATGATTCCTCGACCGTAGTGTCCAGTCGGGGGCAGGGAATACGGGATAGCGAAGTACGGTGAGACCTTCTCCTCGGAGGTCACGATCGTCACATCTTTGATCTGCTGCTCCACCACCCAGCGCTTGGACATCGGGTTCCACTCGCACTTGGTGTAGAGATCTTGCATCCGGTCGTAGGCCGGAGTGTTCATCTCGGTCTCCAGATCCAAGCCAATCATTTCGATCTGCTCGGGAGACAGAGAGAGTGAGTCCACCTGTTCACGGGTGATCATGTACATCACATCACCCGAGGTGCTACGCCGCACGACATAGTTGTCCCGGCGGTGGATTCGGATCTGGTACTCATCCGTCATCTGGATCAGCACGTCCCCGGTCACCAGAAGCTGCGAGATAGCAGACCGCATCCGAGACCTGAAGCCAGCACGGCGGGCGTTGGTCCCACCATCGCTGTCGTCCTTCTCCAACTTGGCAAGCATGATCATCTCATGGATTCTCAACTTGTCTTCAAATGATTGGAGCAGGCTGGGGTCCACCTCTGGATCGAACTTGAACTTGGTCGCTGGCTTCAGCCGGAAGAATGGCTGGCCAGTTGGGAACAAAGCCAAGAGGAGGCGACCCTCCAGGTTGGTGATGCCACGGCTTGCAAGGGCGCTGAAAGCCTGGGGCAAAGTTTCACCATCGTTCCAGCCCTCGGGAGGGAGGATGTGAGGCTTGGTCAGTTCGGCACACAGACGTGCCTTGTCCAGAGAATCACCGCGTTCGCTGTCATCTCGCTCGAACGCAGCACGGATTGATGGAAGCATATCAGTCCGGGTTTACGCCAGTCCCAGACGCATAGGTCGGGATTCGCAGAGAAGTTCGTGAGCCTCGACGACGGTTTTCATCGTCCTCGTCCGTCTCCTTGAACGGGGCAGGCTCGGTGGTTTTCGCTGGCAAAGGTGGGGGTGGAGGTGGCGGTGGGATATCAATATCAGGTGCGCCCATTGCTTTCCCTTTCTAAAAGTCTTAAGAGTTCGTCGACTACCGACCTCCTGCCGGCGTCAAATATCAGATGATTCGGTTGGTTCAGACAGCCCGGAGTCTGCACAATCGGAGCCTTCACAATTTGGTCCAGCTCCCGTATCAGTTGGTCCACCGTCAGTGGTAGCCTTGTCGGCAACGAGGATGTTCCAGACATATCCATTCTCCAAAAGCCAAGTGGCCAGTACTGGGCCAGCCCAAACGTGGGACGGAACTTCGATCCCAGCCCCCTGCTTCATGGCCACATAAATGTTTGTGAGGCAAGTCTTTCCCTGCCAAGCACCCCAAGTAAACAGGGTTCCGTAGTACCGTACGTTGCTCAGAATAAACTCGAGCCACATAGGACGGCGCTTGAGATTCAACTCGTTGAAAGACCAGCAGCGGCGTACTGGGATATCAACCCACCCAATGATGTTGGGGTACGCCTTCGCGAACCGCTGCTCATCCATGACGAGTGTCGTCCTGAACTGGTGGTCGACCACCTGCCCATCGCATGCCATGACGACGTGCCGCATATCACTGTGAAATACCTTCGCAATCACAGAGGATCCAATGCAGCCAAGCAAGACACCTGGTCGTCGAATCGTCCAGCGCCAGCCCATGCGGCGGATGAAGTCTCCTAAACCCCAGCCTTTAACGAAGTAAAGCCTGAGCGGTTTTGTTCCATTATCCGGGGAACACTCAAGAGAAGAAGTAGTCACTGTTCATAATCTCCTGTAAATCGAGTTTGCCTTTCGGCGGTGGGGGTTCAATATCCGCGAGCGGGTAGTTGAATTTCCAGAACTTGTAGATCTCACCGATCTGGTCTTGGTCGTGCATCTCGATGAATTGTTCCTTCGTGATCTCAACCACCCGGTCCATGTTCTCGGCGTGGGCGAGGTACGCATCGTGGATGCCGGCGAAGTCAATTCCCTCGTCGAAGCAGATGATCGCAACCATTCCTTCGTGAGCGCCATCCCAAGAGTGGACGATGTTTGGCGGTCCACCCTGGCGCTGCTTGCCCTTGGACACTGGCAGGTCTTCACGCCTATGCCCCAGGATCACACGCTGCATCACGGTCTTCACCTCGACCCGCTTGGTCTGACGGTATGGCTGTACAGCCACCACACCCATCGGAGTCTTCCACTTCAGGCCAACGCTGGGGTACACCTTGCAGATTGACTTGGTCGATTCCTCGATCCAACGCATCAACTGCTGCGGGCCAGTAAACACGTCGCCAAGTGAGTCCAAGGTTACGTTCGCCAAGTACATCGAGCAAGGCTTGAGTCGTTCGTTCGGGAACTCAGCATCCTTCAGCTTCTGCTTCACTTGGTCCTTCGCACCAATGCGAGTGACGTTGTAGTTGGAAGTCATGACAGGCTGCTTGATGACGTTGCGACTGAGGTACGGCAAGACCTCGTCCGACATCGAGTTGGAGTCAGCCTCCATATTCAACTGGGCCACTCGCCTTACTTCTTCGTATGCATCTTGAGGTGAGTCGCTTGGGATCAGGTTCACCCACTTGCCACCTTCGGCATCCCGAGCTGCGGCACAGTAGTGCTGAGTCCCGTTGCAACTTCCGTCGATGTGGACCGCAAGACGTGAGCCATACCTGTCATCGCAAAGCGCCTTGCATGCGGCAAGAAACTGGAACGGCTTGTCTGCCTGGCTCCACCACTCCACCATCGACATGGGATCTTTGGCCGTCATCTTGATTTGAGATGCCATGTCTTTGACATACTGAATGCGGCCATCGAAGTCTGCTTTGTCGTAGCCCCACATGTTTGCGGCGTGGATCAGTAGCCAACGACGACCCTTGTCTGTCAGCTCAATTTGCTTTGCGAAGTGAAGCAGCCCACGGGATGAGTCGTTGCCATGGTGATTCAGCCAAACCGGGATTGGGTAGTACCTGAATCGAAAGCACATCTGATGCGGGAAGTAGAACTCATCCTTGTCAAGCATCCGCTGTGCCATGGATATCTTCTGCACGAACTCAATCCGCTGGCCTCTGATGCTGGCGTTCTTGCCATGCACATCGTGAGCCTCCTGCTTCCAACGCTTCAGGCTTTCTTCATTGGTCTCGATGTCGATGGGCTTTGGCGGCATCGGAACCAGGTCGGCACGCGGTATGCCAGCAAACCCTCCGCCCTGATCCCAGAGTTTGCTCATCACATCCAGCACAAAGTCATTGACCTTCCAAGCTGTAGAGTTGATTGCGTTCAGGGACTGGTACAGAACCTCGGTGTTGCTTTCCTCCAAAGCAGCCATCTGGTCGGAGGTCGGCTTGGATATGAGAGGGGTCTTGACATTGACATACCCCCCACGCAACTCATCGCACCACTCGTATGGTGGGACCAGCATGGGCATGAACCTTGGCCGCAAGTGCTGACGGAACATGTGTCCATCCTCGATGGCCTTGAAGGTTGCGTCACTCAAACGAATGCAGCCCTTCTGCTTTTTGTCCCGCCACTGCCGCTCATGAATGAATGACTTCTGCATGACGACCTCGTCGTCCACCTCTGCGGGCAAGGTGCAGATCTCAACGGCACAGTTAATCAGGATGGAGCCAGTGGTCACGCAGGCTTTGCGATTCCAAAGGTGATCATCCAGAGAGTTCTTCGCCCAGTGGTTCACGCGGGCTGGCGTGATCCGTCTGAACCTGGAGTCAAGCGCCTCCATGTCCCGGCGGTCGTGTTCCTTGATCATGTCGTGGTGGATCTCTGCGATGACTGCGTTGCCAACGGCGTACGCCATCTTCATGAACAGATCTCCGGCAGGCTCTTGGACACAGCGACCAAGCATGGTGTTGAGTGTGATCACAGCCAAGCGGTCGACATCTAAAGAACAAACGACCGGACCTCCAATGGCCCGGCCGTTGCCTGCGTTCCCTGCAAGTATCTCTTCTTGCTCATGCTTTATTCGGTTGACCAGCCATGGGAACCAACTGACGATCAACCGCTCGACTGGCTTCAAGCTGCCAGCTTCTCCTCGAGCCACCGCTTCATCGCACAACTTGCGATACCTCTGAACTCCCATTTGGATAGCGTCAATCTCAAGTGATATCTGCTCTCCAAGTTTGGAGTCGACCAGTGCGTCACCTACTCGGAGCGGCATTGATCACCTCCACTTCTTTGAAGCCTGACCCCTGGCGCTTGACGATCTTGAGTTTGCCTCGACCGTACGCAGCCCAGAGTTTTTTGTCCTTCTTGAACTTGGCTGTCTCGACGCCCTTCACATCGACGTACCACCCCATGCCAATGGACGGGTGAGGTATCACGAAGAAGTCTGGAACGTACACGTTCTCAGGTACGCCGAGCCAGACACGGGGCTGGCAAATGTAGTCCATGATCGAGCCAGTCTTGACAGAGTCCTCGAGCATCTTGCAGTACTCCATCTCTGCTTTGGAGCCGAAGGTGCGACCGAGGTACTGCCTCTCGTTCGCTGGCGATACTTTGTACTTACTCATCCGTGAGTCCTCCTTGGGACGGAACAGTGTGCCGGACTTCTTGTGTGGCACTATGACATATCCGCTCGGTGGTGTGTTGCTTCGCATGCAAAGCAGTGTGCCGTCCGGGGCAACTCCACACCAAGATTTCTTACCGCAGACTACGCATGGATTCCTCGCGTCAACCCGCTTCCACCCTTTCATCCATCACCTCCTTCAATAAATATACGAATGCTTTTGCTGCTACCTCTGGCACGACTGCGTTGCCCAGGCTTCGCAGTCTGTCCACCCGACCGGGAAGTTCATTAGTTGTTCCACCCACGCTGGGTTTAACAACCCTTGGCTCTTCCCAAACGTGCTGCGCTTCTCCGGGTCTGGCTGGCCAGCGACTGGCTTGGCTCTCACTTCCCGATCTGGTTCGCCCTGAATCTCCGGGTGATTGCTCAGTGCCTTCTGCCCAAAGTTGGGGCTGTTCGAGA